ACCAATAATTTTCGGGAAATCTCGGAAACGTCAACCAACTATCCGGTAACTCCGGATGGTTGGATAAGCTGTAGTGAGCGAATGCCGGATGATGGTCAGCACGTAATTATTTTATGTGATGGCGCATTCGTTCTTTATGCGCAATATCGAGACGGTGAGTTTTTTGATGTAGTCCGTAATGGTGATGAATTTTTCGAAACACAGAGCCGCAATGTAACCGACTGGATGCCGCTACCAGAACCGCCGCAGGAGGTGCGCCAATGATCTGGCCTGAAGCCTTTGCAATTACAGGCGTTGCTATAGCTATTGATTTTTTAGTATATGTTATTTGTCGGTGGGGGTAAAAACGTTCGCCGGGATTCACACCAAAGGAGGGAATATGTCGGATGATATTTCACTGGCAATGGAAGGTGCGCTGGCTGTTATTGCTGTTGTGGGCGTTTACTGCCTGGTTGTGTTTTTGATGGATCGACTAGGGAACTGAATTCATTACGATATGGGAATTCCCATATCGGGTAAAAACGGTTTGCGGTAAAGCGAGAGTTAAGTAGAATTGCTGCGGGTGCTTGAGGCTGTCTGCCTCGGGCATGCCACCGTAAGGTAGACAGAGAAAAGCCCCAGTTAACATTACGCGTCCTGCAAGACGCCTAACATTAATCTGAGGCCAATTTCATGCTAGACACATGTAGGTTAGCCTCTTACGCGCCGAAAGGCAAGGAGAAGCAGGCTATGAAGCAGCAAAAGGCGATGTTAATCGCCCTGATCGTCATCTGTATTACCGTCATAGTGACGGCACTGGTAACGAGGAAAGACCTCTGCGAGGTACGAATCCGAACCGGCCAGACGGAGGTCGCTGTCTTCACAGCTTACGAACCTGAGGAGTAAGAGACCCGGCGAGGGAGAAATCCCTCGCCACCTCTGATGAATCAGGCATCCTCAACGCACCCGCACTTAACCCGCTTCGGCGGGTTTTGTTTTTCCTGGCATTCTGGTTTACAATTCGCACGCCAGCCTGAACAACTGGCACCTGCTGCGCCAGCAGAGACAACCGATGGCGCACGATACCAAATTATACAATTCTGATGATTCTGCCGTCTTTGCCAGCAGGCGCGGACGGTGTTTTCACGCATTCAAATCTGACTGGTACCAGCATCCCCCATGCACTGAAGAACAGGCCGAATGGCTCATTCAGTGTTACCGCAGGCGCGGATGCGAGGTTAAAAAAGCCCTTAGCCTCGACTACCGTCACTGGATAATCTCCGTCAGGCTCCCTTACTCCGAACGGCCACCGCGTCCGTCCCGCACATTCCAGCAACGGATCTGGAGGTAATGTGCGGGTATTACTTCGACCTGTTCTGGTACCGGAACTCGGTCTGGTTATCGTTAAGCCAGGCCGTGAATCAATGTCAGCATTCCATAACGGCAGAATACTGGTGGAGCCGGAACCAAAAAGCATGCGAGCTCTGCCGTCCGGGGTTGTACCTGCCGTTCACCAGCCGCTGGCGGAAGATAAATCACTACTGCCATTTTTCAGCGATGAGCGGGTGATCCGTGCTGCGGGTGGCGCTGGTGCACTGTCTGACTGGTTATTACGTCACGTGAAATCCTGCCAGTGGCTACACGGTGATTATCATCATAGCGAAACCGTCATTCACCGTTACGGTACCGGCGCGATGGTGTTGTGCTGGCACTGCGACAACCAGCTGCGGGAGCAGACATCTGATTCACTGGATCAACTTGCTCAACAGAATCTGGCCGCCTGGATGATTGACATCATCCGTCACGCAATGAATGGCGCACAGGAGCGTGAATTATCTCTGGCTGAATTATCCTGGTGGGCGGTCCGCAATCAGGTGGCGGACGCGCTACCGGAAGCGGTATTACGTCGTTCGCTGGGGTTGCGTGCGGAAAAAATCCGCTCCGTATACCGTGAAAGCGACATCATACTGGGAGAACAGACCGCCACCAGCATACTGAAGCAGCGCACAAAAAATATTGCGCTACCGTCTCACACCCACCAGCAACAGAACCCACCACAGGAAAAGACGGTGGTCAGCATTGCCGTTGATCCGGAGTCTCCGGAATCCTTCATGAAACGACCTAAACGTCGCCGCTGGGTAAATGAGAAATACACACGCTGGGTAAAGACACAGCCGTGTGCGTGTTGTGGTAAGCCAGCGGACGATCCTCATCATCTGATTGGTCATGGTCAGGGCGGAATGGGACAAAATCCCACGATATTTTCACGCTACCGCTGTGTCGGGAGCATCACAACGAGCTTCATGCGGATCCGCTGGCGTTCGAAGAAAAGCATGGTTCCCAGGTTGATTTAATTTTTCGTTTTCTTGATCACGCCTTTGCAACCGGCGTGCTCGGGTAAAAGAGGTTACTGATGCGTATAGAGTTTGTTTTGCTTTACCCGCCGACGGTGAACACCTACTGGCGACGTCGTGGCAGCACATATTTTGTATCAAAAGCCGGTGAGCGTTATCGCCGGGCTGTGGCGCTTATTGTTCGCCAGCAGCGGCTGAAATTAAGCCTGTCCGGAAGGCTGGCGATAAAGATTATTGCCGAGCCACCGGATAAGCGCCGCCGTGACCTGGACAATATTCTGAAAGCGCCGCTGGATGCGCTGACGCATGCGGGGTTGCTAATGGACGATGAGCAGTTTGATGAAATCAATATCGTTCGTGCTCAGCCAGTATCTGGTGGACGTCTGGGGGTGAAGATTTACCCCATAATGCTTGAAGGGCAGGTCAAAAAATGAAACTGGAAGATTTACCGAAATACTACTCCCCAAAATCCCCCGGCCTGACTGATGCATCGGCCTCAACGTCGAAAGATACGCTGAGTATCACTGATGTGATGGCCGCGCAGGGCATGACACAGAATTGGGCTGAGATGGGGTTTTCTGCGTTCCTTGGGAAAATGGGCATTAGTATGAATGACAGAGAGCGGGCAACAGAATTGCTGACAGAATATGCACTCAGTCGGTGTGATCGCGTGGCGGCGTTAAGAAAACTCCCGGCAGAAATAAAACCGGCAGTGATGCGTATTATGGCTTCGTATGCGTTTGAAGATTATGCCCGTAGCGCGGCGAGCAAAAAACAGTGCCCCTGTTGTCACGGAAAAAAATTTATTGAAAGCGAGGTTTTTACAAACAAGATCCAGTATCCGGATGGTAAGCCGCCAGTGTGGGCAAAGTGCACAAAAGGCGTGTATCCGTCTTACTGGGAGGAATGGAAAAAAGTCAGGGAGGTGGTAAAAGTTGCCTGTCCGGAGTGTGGAGGGAAGGGGGAGGTTTCCACCGCCTGTAAAGATTTTCGTGGGCGCGGTGTTGCCATTCATCGTGAAGAGTCGGTAAAACGTGGTATGCCTGTTATCAGAGACTGCCAGCGTTGTGGTGGTCGTGGCTATGAAAGATTACCTTCAACGGAGGCATTTAATGCCATATGTAATGTAACCGATGCCATATCTCTTGATACATGGAAAAAACAGTTAAACGTTTTTACGATACGCTGGTGGTGCAGTTTGATATTGAAGAAGCATGGGCAGAACAACAACTGAAAAAGGTGACCAGATAGCTTTGTTGATTTTTCCCGAATCTGTGGTAAATTTGCCCTAACGATGGGCGTTTTATGCCTGACGTTAGAAGATTTTTACACCCGTCGCCAGGCGGGTTTTTTTATGACTGAAATCACGCCAGTACAGTAAACGCGCTGGTGGTTGTGAATACCGGTCTTTCTGCTTGCTGGCTTTTTCGACAAGAGTTATTGGTGTGTCACGTTAACCGGAAAAAGGAAAGTTTGAGAAACGCGATCTGGCACAGGCGGTGATTAACGCCGCATACCTGGTGGCCTGTGCAGATGGTGAATGTGAGGCTTCCTAGAAAGCGAAGATCGAACAGGTACTGCGTAATCAGCCAGCGCTGTCCGCGTTTACGTCAGAAATTAATGCGATTAGCGCAACCATTATCGGTCAGCTGGATACGAACTTTAAAACTGGTCGTCGTGCGGCGTTACGTGAGATCGAGGATGTGAAACACGATACGCGTGAAGCGGAAGATGTGCTGGATGTGGCGGTGGCCATTGCGGAGGCAGACGGCGAAATTGAGCCGGAAGAGCGCAAGGTGCTGGAAGAGATTGCCGGTGTTCTGGGTCTTCGTCTGGAGAATTACCTGTGACGGTAAAACTGCGTCTGGCTGTGGCTGCACTCCTGCTGTTTCTGGTGGTGATGGTGGATTTCACCAGCAGAATCATGTCGGTGCTGGCGGATGGGGGGCTGGTCTGCGGCATTGTGGTATTGCTGTGGCCGGTGATAAAAAGAAACAGCCTGCATAATGCTTGATTTTTTTGTTTACTGTTTATTAAAAATACTACTGCATGGTGAATCCCCCTGTGCGGAGGGGCAATCAGCAACCAGGTATATGGGATAATCGCGGATTCAGGTGCTGGTACTGAATTCACCGGGAGGCACCCGGCACCATGCTTTGCCACAAAAGTGTTATTTCTGTTTTTCTCAAACTATCATCGTTATCCCTTTATTTCCGGCTGCGCATGGCGCGGCCTTTTTTTACGACCAGCCACTGGCAGATGGTCATCCTGTGATTTGATTCCGGTTCCGGCTTTTTAACTCTGTTCCTGTACACGGGAGAAATTCGATGTCGATTAAACATTATGATGTTGTCAGGGCGGCGTCGCCGTCAGATCTTGCGGAAAAGCTGACACACAAACTGAAAGAGGGCTGGCAGCCGTTTGGTAGTCCTGTGGCCATAACCCCTTATACCCTGATGCAGGCGATTGCCGCGGAGGGGGATGTGACCACGCCAGTGGTTGTGCCCGGCACGGGGGATGGTGGCTATCCGGGAGTGGTCACCACGGAGCCAGATTATTACTACGTTATTCCACTGGCCGGGCAGTCGAACGGCATGGCTTACGGTGAGGGGCTTCCTCTGCCGCAGACATATGACCGTCCTGACCCGCGTATAAAGCAACTGGCTCGTCGCAGCACAGTGACGCCGGATGGCGCTCCCTGTAAATATAACGACATTATTCCGGCAGACCACTGTCTGCATGATGTACAGGACATGAGCCGTCTTAACCATCCGAAAGCTGACCTGTCGAAAGGTCAGTACGGAACCGTGGGGCAGGGGCTGCATATTGCCAAAAAGCTGCTGCCGTTTATACCGGCGAATGCGGGTATTCTTCTGGTTCCGTGCTGCCGTGGTGGTTCAGCTTTCACCACCGGGGCAGATGGAACATACAGTGACGTGACCGGTGCCTCAGAGAGTTCTACCCGCTGGGGTGTGGGCAGGCCGCTGTATAAGGATCTCATCGGTCGTACAAAAGCCGCGCTGGCAAAGAACCCGAAAAATGTGCTGCTTGCCGTGGTGTGGATGCAGGGGGAATTTGACTTTGACGGAACGCCAGCAAATCACACAGCCCGTTTTACAGAAGTAGTGGAACAATATCGTACGGACCTTGCAGATATGGTGGGACAGTGCGCTGGTGGTTCTGCTGACGGTGTTCCCTGGATATGTGGAGACACAACTTATTTCTGGAAGCAGAAGAGCGAATCCACTTACCAGACGGTGTACGGCAGTTACAAAAACAAAACGGAAAAGAATATTCACTTTGTGCCGTTCATGACCGATGAGAACGGAGCAAATGTCCCGACGAACAAACCGGAAGAAGACCCGGATATTCCGGCATCAGGATATTACGGTGCGGCCTCCCGGACGTCGGCAAACTGGACGTCAGCAGACCGTGCGAGCCATTTCAGCTCATGGGCACGCAGGGGGATTATTTCTGACCGTCTTGCCTCAGCGATTCTTCTCCATGCAGGACGGACGGCTGAACTGGTGGGTGGGGAACAGGTTGTGATGCCGCCGGATGAGAAGCCGTCACCGGACACACCATCAACACCGTCAACGGACGGGAAATCAGTGACAACGCTGCTTTATTACCGTGCAACAGAGTCAGGTGGTTTACTGAATCCGCAGGGATGGGGAGCTGAAGGAGGGCGTGCATTGGTAGTTGATGATGCAGGTGCTGCAGGAGGTAAGGCGCTGAGGTGGACCAAACAGACAGGAAGTTCCTCGTGGTTTATGCAGCATGATGCCGGTAATGGCGCAGACCTGCTGGAGAAGGGCGGGCTTATCAGTTGTCGTTTTAAAGTTGATGGCACACTGACAGCTAATCAGTACGCACTGGCGCTGTACTGGCCGGTTTCTTCACTGCCTCAGGGCGTCACACTGGAAGGTAATGCCGGTCATAACCTGCTGGCGTCGTTTTACGTACAGAGCGATGCCACAGACCTTAATGTGATGTACCACAAGGGAAATGCTGGTCAGAACACGAAGCTGGGGTCATTCGGCGCATTTGATAACGAATGGCATACGCTGGGCTTCCGTTTTGCCGGTAACAACAGTATTGAGGTGACGCCGGTCATTGATGGTAAGGACGGGACGCCGTTCATGCTGTCACAGTCACCGGTCGGCACGTTTACGGCAGACAAATTGCGCGTGACCGATATCACTAGCGGTGCGACATATCCGGTGCTGATTGAAAGTATAACAGTGGAAGTGAATAACCCGTAAGCAGGAAAAAAAGGCCGCCGGGGCAGGGAAAACAAGGAGCCAGAACCGGCGGCAAATGTCGTTATATCCAAAGCAAAACATGCAGGACACTTTTTTAACCAACAGGTATTAACGATGTCAACACCATATCAATAACCGGGAGGGATAATGAGATTTGTACAGCTTATTTTATTGTATTTCTGCACGGTGGTGTGCACGTTATATCTGGTAAGTGGCGGGTATAAGGTTATCCGGAACTATATACGCAAAAAGATTGATGCCGCGGCGGCGGAAAAAATCAGCGCCAGCCAGTCAGCCGGAACAAAACCCGAAGAGCCTCTCATTTCGTAGCAACTTTCTTAACAACACCTTTCAACGAGAAAATCCCATGTCAGAAATAAAATCTCTGGTCACTGCTGAAGCAGTGAAGGACGTCCTGCGCTCTGAAGAAGTCAGAAGCGCACTGAAACAGCAACTCCGCCAGAATCTTGAGGCGCGTCTTGATGCTGAAGTGGATGCCATTCTGGATGAGCTGCTGGGGGGACCGGCTGCTCCTGAGCCTGAAGACGGCGCGGGTGACAGTGCTGTTTCAGATGGCGTTGTGTCTCAGCCTGACGGTAGCAGTGAGCCTCAGCCTGGCGGCGAAATGATGATGTAACCATACGCAGGGGCTGTCGGTGTGAGCTGATGCCCCTCCTGTTGTTGTGAGCTTCCGGATTGCGGGAGACGGGGTATGTACCAGATGGAAAAAATCACAACGGGTGTGTCATACACCACGTCAGCGGTGGGGACGGGATACTGGTTACTGCAGCTGCTGGACAAAGTCTCTCCGTCCCAGTGGGTGGCGATAGGTGTGCTGGGGAGTCTGCTGTTTGGCCTGCTGACGTATCTGACTAACCTGTATTTCAAAATCAGAGAGGACCGTCGTAAGGCGGCGCGGGGAGAGTAAAGCGATGAAGAAAAAATACGAACTGGTTGTTAAAGGGATAAATAATTACCCGGATAAGATTACTGTTACTGTGGCACTGGAAATTGGTGGGTATCCGTCACTGTTGTTGCCAGATGTGGCGATTAGTCTTGACCGTACTGAAGGTGCCACGCTGGAGTTTTACGAAGCTGAGGCGAAAAAGCAGGCGAAGCAGTTTTTCATGGATGTTGCTGCCGGGTTATGTGAAGGGGATGGTCCGTTACCGGAAAAGCGTCCCGTAATTTTAGAGGCGCAGGATGTGTTGATAACCTACAGAGGAAAACTACCGGGAATAATTACGGGTTCTCTGAAGACTCCACCGCTGGCCTGAAGACTTAACATATCCAGGGATTTT